CGTTCGGGCAGAAGTTCGGCCCGGCGTTGGCCGGCGCGGGAACGGCTATGGCGGGCCTCGGTACGGCCGTGTCCGTTGGCGGCAAGGCGATAAAGGCCATGAAGGATTCCCAAGTGTTGGCCTCGGACGCGACCAAGATATGGTCAGGTACCCAAGCCGTCTTGAATCTGGTTATGGACGCCAACCCGATAATGATTGTCGTCCTCGCCGTCGCCGCGATCACGGCCGCGATCATTCTGGCCTACACCCACTGCCAAACGTTCCGCGACGTGGTCAAGGACATGGGCAAGATTGCCGTGGACATTTTCAACGGCATAAAGACCGTCGCTATGGACGTGTTTCACTGGATTTCTAATAATTGGCCTCTTTTGGTGGGTGTGCTGTTCGGTCCGTTCGGCCTCGCCGTCGCGATCATTGCTACCCATATCAACACGGTTAAGGGAATCGTTACCGGCCTAATCAGTCACATTACAACGGCGTTTTCGACCGTCCTCGGGATCATTACGGCGCCGTTCTCCCAAGCCGCCGCGGGCATATCGGCCGCGTTTAGTACCGCCATTACGTTCGTCCAAGGCATACCGGGCGACATAACGACCGCGTTGGGCGACGTCACGAACCTTCTTTACAACGCCGGTAAGACGATCATTGACAGTCTCGGCCGCGGCATAAAGGACGCGTTTGACGCCGTCAAGAATTTTGTGGGCGGTATCGGTTCCAAGATTGCGTCGTTGAAAGGCCCGCTGGACTACGACCGCCAACTTCTTGTCCCGGCCGGTAGCGCGATCATGCAAGGACTAGGCCGCGGCCTTACCCAAGGCTTCGGCCGCTTCGTGGCGCCGACGTTGGCCGAGACAACCCGGGCCTTGTCGGCCGCGGGTGGATCGTCGGCGCCCGGGTCGATCACGACGACGACGCCGGTTGGTGGCGTCAAGGGCCGCGGAGGCCCGGCCGTGGTCATCCAAAACGTCACCGTGGCGGCGCCTATGGACGTGGATTCGTTTATGCGGCGCGTGTCATGGGAGGCAAGGCGGACGGGCGTATGAATGGCGCGTGCGTACGACAAGCGTGGTTGGCCTTGCCCGACGGCCGGACCATCGGCCTTGAAGGCCGCGGCTACTTTTGCACGGACCTTGACCTTGGCGGCATGGGCGAAGTCCGCGAAGTCATAAACAACCGGCCCGGCCGCGACGGCGCCACGGACCGCACGACGCTTATGGGCAAACGCCTTGTGTCGGCCAATATCACGGCGTTGGTCAACGCCGGCGCGCGTATTGACGAAGTCGGCGCCGCCTTCGCGCCGTTTATGGTCCCATCGGCCCGGCCGGTCCTCCATTACACGTTGGACCGCGGCAACAACGACGAACGGACCATGACGCTACGCGGCGCGGCCTACGCGTGGCCGGTGGCGGGCGCCAACGAGCGCGACATACAACTTCAATGGGTCGCGGCCGATCCCTACGCCTACGGCCCGGTTCAACAGGTGGCGACGGCTTGGACCGGCTCGGCCGTGGCCGGGCGTGTCTACAACCGCGTGTACCCGTACACGTACCCGGCCGGTTCGTCCTCGCCCGTCAACGGGACCATTTCGACGCCGGGCGACGTGGGCGTGGCGCCGTATCTGCGCATCTACGGTCCGATTACGTCGCCCATCGTTACGTTTACCGTGGCCGGGCGGTTTTACGCCCGCATCTACGTGGAAGGCGGCGTCCGCATTGACGCCGGGCATTTTCTCGGCGTCGATTGCGACGCCCACACGGCCTACCTTGACGACGACCGGACCCAATCGTGGTTGGGCCAACTTGACTGGTCGGCCACCATTTGGCCCGACCTGCCCCCGGCGCCGGCCTACGCCTACATGTCGATAACGGGCGAGAGCACGACAAGTTCAAGTCAAGTCCAAGCGACATGGCATGACCGGTACTTGGCATGACGCCGATTCCACCGGGCCGCGGCCGTTGGGTTGTCACGTTGCACGCCCGGCACTTCACGGACACGTTCTACGAGGATTCCATGATTGCCGAAGTGACCGGCGCCCGCTCGGTCCGCCTTGAACAACAATTGAACACGTCGGCCCAACTACAAGTGACCTTGGACGGCCAGAGTGACGAAGCGGCGTTAATCCGCGAGCTGCAACAAGACCTTTGGCTCTGGCGATGGGACGAGGCCCAAGGCCGCGACGTGCCCTACTTCCAAGGCATCATTGCCCAAGCCGAGGACCAACTAACCGAGCAGGCGTACACGTTGAACGTGACGTGCCACGACTACTTGTCGTTGTTGTCACGGCGTTACACCACGCGGACCTTGACGTACACCCAAGTCGACCAAGACGACATTGCGGCAAGCCTGTTGTCCGAGGCCGTGAACATGCGCACGACCGACGGCGCCACGTCGTTTACGCCCGGGTCGTACCTGCCCTTGCTGGCTACCCGCGTGGCGGGCGACGGATCGGCCCGCTCGGCCAAGTCGGGCCTGCTACGGGACCGGACCTACGTCGGGTCGACCGAGCTCGGCACGGCCTTTGACCAATTGGCCCACGTCCAAGGCGCCGTGGGCGCGGTCGGCGCCTTCGACTATGACGCCGTGCCCGGGACGCGCCAAAGTCTGTCCACCGGCCGCGAGGACACGGGCTTGTTGCGCATCTTCTACCCGTCGGAAGGTCAACCACGTAACGACGTCCTCGAATACGGCGCCACGTTGGCGACCGTGGCCCGAACCGTCAACAGCGCGGATTATGCCAACTTCATTCGGTCCTTGGGCAACAACGGACAACCGGACCCATTAGCGGCCCAACTTTACGCCGAGCGTTGGAACAACGACGCCAACAACGTGTCGGTTACGCCGGTCGGCCTATGGATGGACGCGCCCAACGGGTCGGCCGACATAAACCAACCAACGACGTTGAACGAAACGGCCCAAGGCGCCTTGAACTACGAAGGCGTGTTGGAACCAACGTACGCCTTGGGCCTCTCGCCCGGCGTCTATTACGAAGGCATGTTCGCAATGGGTGACACCATGCCCGTTGTGATCCAAGCGGGCCGGTTGAACGTGTCGGGCGCCTTGGTCCGCATTGTCGGGATCGCCTTCGACGTAGGGGACGACGGAGAAGAAAACGTTTCGGTCACCGTCGGGCGCCCGCTGACGACGTTGGGCGACATGTTGACCGACGCCCAACGCGAATTGGACGCACTAGCGAGAAGGTAGGGACTATGGCGCGATACCAACCACTATGGCAAGGGGCAGGAAGCTATACGCCGACCTTGGACCGGTCCTTGCTGGCCGCGTTGTGGCCGTCGGGTGGCGTGTCGGGCGGCGCCACGACGGTCGTAACGAACACGATGACCGTGAGCGTTGCGCCGGGCAAGGCCACGGTCCCGTTGGTGACCGGGCAAGGCGCCGCCTTGTGTACGTGGGACGCGCCCGAAGTCGTGACGATTGCCGCGGCGCCACCGTCGGGACAATCGCGTATTGACCTAATCGTCGTCCAAGTCCGCGACCACGACTTGGACGGAGGCGCCAACAACGACTTTATTGTCACGTCGGTCTTGGGCACGCCCGCGGCCTCTAACCCGGTGGCGCCCGCGGTACCGGTCAACGCGTTGGCGTTGTGCAACGTCACCGTACCCGGCGCCGCGGCCAACTTGAACGCGGCGACGCTCATGGACCGGCGCCCGCGCGGCCACGTCGAAGTGTCAACGATCAATGGGTTCAACCTGCCCAACTCGGTATGGAGCGTGATCCCGTTTGAAGTGTTGGAGTCCTCGCCTATCGCCGTGGCGGAATGGGACAACACAAACCACCGCTACGTGTGCCCTTGGCCGGGACGCTACCTTGTGACTTCGACAATAAGCATGTCCACGGCGACGCCGGTACAACAGTTTCACGCCGTGGCCGTATATAAGAACGGGACCGGCGTACGGAACGGGACCACTGTGGGGCCGACTAGTCAGTACATCGTCGCGGCAGCGAATGTCGCCGCGATAGTTCAATGCGTGGCGGGCGATCATCTACAGATTGCCGCGACGAATGGCGGTGGCGGGTGGATTGCGAACAATGCCGTAGGCAGTTTCGCCGCGTTCACATATCAGGGACCGTAAAACTAAACCACAAAGAAAGCGGGCGACCGTATGAGTTATTCCACCATTAACGCGTTGGTGCAAGACCCACTATTCCAAGGCCGGGTACGCGCGTGCTCGGTCGAACAGGCGCAAATATTCAAGGATGACGCCCGGCCCGACTTTGTCGCGCTAGCCAATGATCTACTACGAGGCGATTTGGCCGCGGTCACCTGTTTTATTCGCCTTACCGCGGGTGCGCCGGGGTTGGGCGACGCCGCGGAATCCGGCCCGGGCGACGGCATCGACCAATCCAACATTTCCGACGCCGACATCCTTAGTTCGGTGCAAGTGACGTTTCCGACCGTGGCCGCGTTGTACTACGACGCCGAAGGCAACCCGATTGGAGGGACATGACCGAACCAACCGAACCGACATGGCCCGACCCGGCCGACGATCCCGAGACGGAACCGAACGAAGATTGGGCGCGCCGTCGTGACGACGACGAAGAAGAAGGCGACAATGGCGCTTCATAGGGTGCCCATGCCGTCGCCCAACTTTTCAACCCGCGGCGGCGCCACCGTGCGGGCCGTCATTTTGCACACGGCCCAAGGTGCGGACACGGCGCGCGAATTGGGAAACTTCTTCGCCAACCCGTCGTCGGGCGTGTCCTCCCATGTCGGCATTGACGATAACGAAGTGTGCGAATACGTCTTGCCCCAATACAAGGCATGGACGGCCGCGGGCGCCAATCCTTGGGCGATTCAAGCCGAGCTGACCGGGTGGGCCGAATGGTCCGCGGCCGATTGGGCGGGCCACCCGGGCATGTTGGCCCAAACGGCCGCATGGGTGGGCGAAGAATGTGCGCGGTTCTCCATCCCGTTGCGCGTCTTGGGCGAAGGCGAGGCCGAAGCGGGCGCCGCGGGTGTCTGCCAACACGCGGACTTAGGCCCGGCCACGGACAACAACCATTGGGATTGTGGGCCGGGCTTCCCGATCCATGACGTGGTCGCAATGGCCCAAGGTGGCGCCGGCCCGGCGCCCACGAAACGGAAGGGACGAAAGATGATTGCTGGGACCGGAAGCGACGGCTATTGGACGGTAACTTCGGACGGCGCGGTGTACGCCTTCGGGAACGCCGAACACAAGGGCGGCGCCAATACGCCCGACGTGACCCAACCCGGCGTCGAAATAATCGGGATCGCGGGCGACGGGACGACCGCGGGCTATTGGCTCTACGGCTCGGACGGGTCCATATTCGCCTTCGGCTCCGCGCAATTCCACGGAAGGCCGGACCGGGCCTAATGCCCGGGTGGGCGATTGCCGACGCCGGGTTAGCCGTCGTCTTGGCGTTCGTCCTCGGTGTGGTGTTCGTCTTGGTCCGTATGGTGGCCGGGACGGGCCTTCGTCGGCACCGCGACGACGACGGGACATGACAAGACCCGGGCCGACCACGCGGGCCCGGGTCTTGTCGGGCGGGTGCCCGTCGTCCACCAACGTCCTAGGGGACGCGTCCGAGAGGCTAGCGCGTTTGCCCTGCTCGGTCCCGGGTCATATCCACCCAACCCGGGCCTTTGCGGCCCTTAGAACGAATCGTAGGGGACGCTTAATCCTCCGGTGGAGGCCACCGCGTCGTCCCGCGACATAGCGGACAGAGGCCCAACCGGTCGGCCATGTCCGGCTCGTCCATTTGCAGCGTCAAGGCTGGACGCTGTCCCGTACCGTGGCAGAAGGGACATTCGCCCATACGCAAATGGTCGGACGGCTTCATGGGCCTTATGACACCCGGCGTAACCGACGCTTGGGCGTGGCCTCGGTCCGTTGACGCCGTAGGTATTCGCGCCGGACGAGCACCTTGGCGCCTTCGCCCTTGGGCAACGAATAGCCGTCCGGCGTCCGGTAGGCCCGGTCGACAAGGTCACCCGTGACCGAGGACCACACGTCGTACCGCTTGGTCCCACAACGAAGGCAGCGGAAAAGCATGATGCGCGTTGACCGCGTGGCGCGCCATTTGCGCGGCGCCTCGCCGTCGTAGGGCAAGTCGTCCCACGCGTGCAACAAGGTCCGGCACTTGACCCACGCCCATTCTTGGCTTCGTAGGTCATCGCTCATTTGGGCCGCCGCGTCGCGCCTTGGATGCCGTGCGTGCGCCGTTGGTGGATGCCCAATCCTTGCGCCTTGACTTCCTTACCACACTTGGGACATTCGGCCATGACCGGCGCGGCGCCGTTGGTGGCCTCGCCGTCGCCGTAAAGGGCAATCAGGACGTTTACTTGCTTCAACTTGAAGCGGGCCGTTTTGGCCTCGTCAATGACGCCTTGGAGGCGTTCGCGTTCGCGGAGCAATTCGCCTACGTTCACGACGCCACCGAAACGACGGACAACATGGCGTCGACGTGGACGGCCGCGGCCTCGTCACCCGCGACCGGGCTAAGTATGTGGGCGTACGTCTTTTCGACTACGCCCACCGTGTCGCCCAACATGCGGGCGACCTTACGGGACGATTCGCCCGCTTCCAAAAGGTGAGAAGCGAACGTGTGGCGCATTTCGTGGGGATTGGGTAGGCGCGCGTCGTCGTCGTTGACGCTGACGCCCGCGGCCTCGGCCAAGGCGTCCAACTTCGCGGCCAAGGTCGAATCGTCCACGTAGGCCGAGCGGACGAGGCCCGGGAACACGTAGGCGTCCTTGTCGCGCACGCTTAGTTCGGCTCGAGCGGCCGCGGCCCGAAGGACGACCAACGCCGTGTCGGCCAAGTGCAACGTCCGGATACTGTTCGGCCGCTTGGCGTGCGCCCGGTCGATTCGCAGGGTCCGGCCGTCCAAGTCGACCCGGCCCCATTGCATGGTCCGCGCCTCGCCCGGGCGTAGGCCCGTCGCGAGCTGCAAGGCGAGGACGAGCGCGGGCGTGGTCCCGTCGGCCAAGCACGCGTGGTAGAGGCGTTGCGCGTTGGCCTTGGACAAGGCGAAGCGAGGCGCCGCGTCCGCCGCGTGTTCGGGAATGGCGGCGTCACGGAACTTGTTGGGCGCGGGCGCGTAGCCGTCGCGTATCGCCATGTCGTAGGCCCGCGCTCCTAGGTTCTTGACGTTTTGGCACGAAGCGACCTTCCACGGTCGGCGTTCGCACCCGATCCCGGCCGCACGCTCGGCCAAGAACAACGACACGTCGGCCGTGGTCAAGGTCCGTAGCGGAATGTCACCAAGGGCACGCGTAATCTCGCCCACGGCCCACCGTTCGCGGTTTAGGGACTTGGGCGCCATGCCCGTTCCGTGGACGCCCTTACGTTTGCCGACGCCGGTTGTGTGCCAGTAGTCCATCCATAGGCCGACGGTCCATGCTTGGCGCCCGACCCGGCGCGGCCCGGTCCGGCCCATACCCGTTGCCGATAGTTCGCGCTTCATGTCGGCGCACCGGTCCAAGGCGTCGGACTTGACGCCGCGGAAGCGTTCGGTTACCGGCTTGTCCGACCCGGGCGGGTAGACGGCGATTCGCCAAACGTCGGCACCCGGCCGGGACCGGGCCTTGTCGCGGTACACGGTCCCTTGACCGTTGGCGCGTTTACGTGGTCCTGCCATGTTTTCCGTTCCTCTCGTCCGGCGCCCGTTTGTGTGGGTGGGTGTAACCGTGGGCGCGGTAGATAAGTTATCCCAGCTACGCCCACCTACGCCCACCTACGCCATAATTGCAGGTCAGCGGCCCGGCCCCGACGCCGACGTGGACTTTGGTATTCATGCACGGTAAGTAGCCGAGCGGGTCGCGTCCCTGCTCAGAAGCCTTAGTGGGCGCGACGTGGGCGCGGTAGGCAATAAGGCGTTGACACGCGTGCGAGGACAGGCGTACAAGTAGAAGCCGTACCCGTTAGTTGGGGGACGGTTGTGGGACCGGGCCGACGTCGGTAGGCGCCGCTTCTCACGGGCGAGCAGAAACACAACAACCCGCGAGAAGGACGGTTCCCTCATGGTGAACGCGACCAAACGAACGCACGCGCCGCGGACCATTCGCCAATACGTCGTGGCCGACATGCTCGGCGTGTCGCGTTGGTACGTGGCAAAGCTGATTCGCGAAGGCGAGCTGCAAGCAATCAAAACCGGTGGCCGTTACGGCCCGGTTCTTGTCCCGGCCGAATCGGTTGACGCCTACTTGGCCCGGCACCAACTTCACGCGTCGTGACCGTCGAAGTCGTAATGGCCGATCAGGCCGCGAACGTCAACGACGCCGTACAACAACTTCAACGTAGCGGGCGCGACACGTTCGACGTAATCCGCGACGTGGTGTACCTGTCCGACGTGATCGCCAATACCGAGATGGTCCCGACCGGGTTACGCGGGCGACCGGACGCCGTTTGCGCCGTCATTCTCTACGGTCACGAATTGGGACTAGGCCCCATGCAATCGTTGAACACCATCAACGTTATTGGTGGTCGACCGGCGTTGTCCCCCGAGGGTATGCGGGCGTTGGTGTTGTCGGCCGGTCACGCGATTCGGGTAGCGGGCGATGACACCGCAGCGACCGTGCAATGTCACCGCCGCGAATGGGCGACGGACGATTGGACCGCGCACACGTTCACAATGGACGACGCCAACCGGGCGAAGTTGACCGGGAAGGCGGATTCGTCGTGGTCGAAGTATCCGCGCGCCATGTTGATCGCCCGCGCCACGTCGGAGGCGTGCCGCGCCGACTTTTCCGACGTAATCCGCGGCCTGTCGTACACGACCGACGAAGTGGCCGACATGCCCGCGGTCCCCGTTCCCCCGAGCGGGTCCACCCATCGCTCCGATGCAACGCCTAAAATTTTTGTAGGAGGGATTGAAGGAACGGAAGCCCTAGAAACGCGGTTGTTGGCCTTGTCTTTCAAGGCCCGCACGGCGTTCAAGGATTGGCGTCGTAGTCGTGGCCTTGTGTGGCCTCCGACGACCACGGCCGACCTTATGACCATGACGGGCGAAGTCGCCCGTATCGAAGCCGAAGGTAAGGCCGAAGACGACGCCTACGGGACGTCGGCGTCGGGATCGGGCGCCCACACGACCGATACCCGGCGCCGACGCAATCAACCAGATAAGAGCACCGAACCGGACAACGGAGGAACGGAAAATTCCGCGCCCGGCTCGGTGCCCCTTTATGAAACGACGCCGGATGCCAACCCACATGTGGACAGTCCGGCGCCGCCAACGCCAAGCCTAGACACGCCCGATGACGGGACCATGAATGACGCCGAAGGCGGCGCCGACGAGGACACTTAGCCGTGGTCGTCACCTGCCCGGCGTGCGGCGCCGGCCTCGCCGTGGACGTCACATTGCTTGACGAATCCCAACGGTTAGATGCCCTTACCAATCACGGCCGCGAGGCGTGGGCAAAAGCTTTAGATGAAGCCTTGCTACGCGAGGCCCGGCACGACGGCGAGGACGGCGACATATGAGCGTCCGCGTCATGGGCTACGTGTGGGACTACTCCGAGGCCCACGGCCTGACACGGTTGGTCATGTTGGCCTTGGCCGACCACGCCGACCACGAAGGCGAATGTTGGCCGTCGGTTGAAACGATTGCCCGTAAATGCCGGGTTGGACGCCGGACCGTTCAACGTGCCTTGGACGAAGCCGAAGCCGCGGGCGAGCTGGTCCGCGTTAGCGGTGGCGGGCGCGGCCAATCGAACCGTTACCGCGTCCTCCCCGTGGTTGTGGATAACCAAGATAAACCGCGCCAACCTGACACTGTTTCTGTGGATAACCCGGTGGATAAACCGCGCCAACCTGACACCCTTTCCCAAGAAACAGCGCCAACGGTGCACGAAACAGCGCCAACCACGACCATAAACCGCGCCACTGTTGGCACACAGAACCGTCAAGAACCGTCAGAACCAAAACCGCGCGCCGAAAACGACTACACGGGTGTATCACCCACGACCGCTTACACGCGTGTAACGCCCAAGGAGGAATTACCGGCCCGGGTCGCCCAACTACGCAAACGCCTGACCGCGCCGCCACGTCACCCGCGCTACGGCCGCGGTGGCGACGTCCGCGAGAACGACGAGCCCGACCGGTGACGACGCGCGCCACAACGGCCGACCGGTTCACCCAAGCCGTCGTCCTCCAAGAACTAGAAGCCGCGTGGACATGCGAAGTAAAGCTGTTCGGTCCCTTCTGCGCGTTGGATTACTACCTACTGCGCGACGGCCGCATGGTTGCCGTAGCCGAGCTGAAGGCGCGCACCCACCCACACGGGACGTACCCGACCGTGTTCCTAAGCCTCCGTAAATGGTTGGCCCTTACGTTGGCAAGTGTCGGTATGGGCGTACCCGCGTTGTTCGTCGTTCGCTTTACCGACGGCGCCTACTGGCTACGGGTGGGCGAAGTCGACGCCTCGGCCGTACGCGTTGCGGGCCGCTACGACCGCGGCGCCGCCAACGACGTCGAACCGATCATCCAAGTTCCATTGTCGAAGTTTCGCCCGGTCGCTAAGGAGGCGTAAGCACATGGCACGTATCCGCGAATGGTGGTATCGCCACACCCACGACCCGTTCGATTGGTGGGAACAACTACCCGAAATGCGCGACCCGTCACACGTTCACTTGGTTAGCCGGTGGCCGATATGAGCATCCCTGTTCTTGCCGCGTTGTTGTCGTTGGCTACGCCGCACATGGACACGCCGAGCACGACAACGACCGCGGCCGTAACCATGCCGTCCGCGCCGACGGCGTACGTGTGGCCGACGACCACGACGACGACGCCTCCCGAGAGCTCTATTTGGTGGCGGGTCGCCCGGTGCGAAGAAGGCGGCGCCAACGACCCGACGTACGGGTATTTCGGTATCCATGTGGATTCGTGGTTGGCCTACGGTGGCGCCGACTACGCGCCGACGCCGGGCGGCGCGACGTACGCCCAACAAGTCGACGTTGCCCAACGTATCGACGGCGCCTACGTGCCCGACGCCTACGGGTGCGCCTCATGGTGACCATGTCCACCATTGACGCGGCCAAGGAGGCCCACGTATCGGTCCGGCAATTGAACCATTGGGCCGCAACCGGCTACCTACACCCGCGACGCGATCCCGGTGGCGGATTCGGGAATTGGGCGTGGCCCGTCGAAGAAGTCGACCGGGCCGAAATGCTCGGCGTGTTATCGCGTGCGTTGCATCGCTCGGACCTGTTCGTCATGTTGGCCGAAGCAATCGAACACGGGACGGCCTTAGTCATGCGCGACGGCTATTACGACGTCGTCGTATCGTGGCGCCGTACGGAAGGAGGCGCGGACAATGGCACTAGCGACACAACACAACCGGCCAGCGCGTAGCGCGGTCGTCGGCGTTGACTACTGCCCACGTTGTGGCGCGGCCTTGACCGAGGACGAAGGCGCCTCGTGGCCGTACTGTCCCCAATGTGATTGGACCGAGGACGACGACTTTGCGGCGTGGTTGGTGCGCGTCGTGGCCTCGGCCCGTATCCAAGTGAATATGGCATGATGCCCGGCCGCGTATTCGACCAAGAAGAAAACAACCCGGCCAACGCGCCCAACGGTGGCGTGACCATACATAGGTTGGTCGGCTATTCCGACGATTGGCCGACCGTGTACGAAGTGTCCGCGTGGATCGGGCACCAAGGCCGTATGCGGCGCGTGATCGTCGGCCAGATACGCGAGGACGTCAACGGCCGGCGTAGTTGGCACGCTTCGGCGTTGGTGACGTTGTGACACGCAAGCGTATGAATCACGCGGAGACATGTGGCGCGGCCGGACCGATAGTCCCTATGTCCGCGGCGTACGAACGGCAATTGTTTTGTAACAGGAAGGTCCGCGACAATGCCGAATAATCCGGCCTATGACGCGGCCCATGCCAACGCCCTTAGTCGCGGGCCGGGCGTGCTCTCGATTTGGTGCGGTGACGACGGGCACGATCGGTGCAATGGATGGTTCGTCCTGTGGGCTTGCTCCTGCCCCTGCCACCGGGCCGGGCTCCACCACGAAGGTTACGAAGATGGGTACGACGCCGCGTTACGAGAAGCGGAGGACACCCATGCCGAATGACCCACGACTAAAGACACGGGCATACAAGCACCTACGCCTAGAAGTGTTGGCCCGCGACCGGTACTTGTGTCAGATACGTGGGCCGCGTTGCACGTTGTTCGCTTCCGAAGTCGACCACATTGTGGCCCGGGCCGATGGTGGTTCGGTCATGGACCCGGCCAACATGCAAGCGTCGTGCTCTAACTGCAACGGTCGACGTAACGCACTACGAACGAACGCCAAGTATGAAGTCCCGCGTAACCGGCCTTGGTATTTGACGAGCATTGCCGATAGGCAGACGCGGCTATGACCGGGTACGCGGTACGGGGGACGGGGTACTTGTCGGACCGGTACCCCCATACCCCGGTGGGCGCGCCGGGCGTGACCGGCCGGGAGTTGTTGGCGCGGCGGGTCGGTTTTTTGGAGGACGGCGTTAGTCGTCCCAA